GATGAAAAAGAAGTTGACATCCGCCAAAACCGCCAAAGACCCAGACTCACGCATAAACAAATCACTTAGAGCTTGGAAATGTTAAGGAGAAAATATGTTTGACCTAAATCAGCCCGCACCTTCACCACAACCACAACCAACTCCATCGTCGAGTGATAGATTAAACTTTCAGGATAAAAAGTTTAACCTCAAGGATGCGCTATCAGTTGATGCGTTTGGCGGAAAAATTTCACCCGCAAAAGTTGGCCAAGGTTACGGCCTTAGATTTGAAAAGAAGTTTTCAAAGGGTGGTAAAGCTAGCTCAGCTTCTAAACGTGCAGATGGTATTGCCCAGCGTGGTAAGACCAAAGGACGGATGTTGTAATGGACTTGATGGTCTGGAATGTTGTTTTGTCCTTTGCATCAGCACTGCTGGTGTTCTGGGTAAAGGTGTCTCACGACGAAGTGAAGCGCTTGAGCATTCTTTTGAGCAAAACTCGTGAAGAGAACGCTGAAAAGTTTGTGACCAAAGCTGATGTCCATAACGACATTAACCGCGTATTAGCTCGTCTTGATCGCCTTGAAAGCAAGATAGACGACTTTATGAAGGAGCATCGCAGTGCCCTCAGTTAGTAAAAAACAACACAATTTCATGGAAGCGGTGGCTCACAATCCAGCGTTTGCCAAGAAATCAGGCGTCCCACAGTCCGTGGGAAAAGATTTTTCCATGGCCGATAAAGGCCGTAAATTTTCTAAAGGTGGTGATATGAAACACGAAGACGTGAAAATGGACAAGAAGATGATGCAGAAGGCCGTGAACAAACACGAAGGCCGTTTGCATAAAGGTCAGCCTATGACCAAGCTGGCTAAAGGCGGCATGGCTCCATCTAAGATGGGCGCTGTAAAGACTGGCAAGACACCTGATGGCGTTGTCTCCAAGGGTAAAACCAAAGGCACAATGATTAAGATGGCTAAAGGCGGAAGATACTGCTAAGGAAATACCATGAGCATTCGTGAAAAATTAAATGAAATGATGGACATGATGCCATCTAGAAAAGCTGCGCGTGAAGCTCAATCTGAAATGAAGCGTGAATCACGCGGTATTCCAAAGCCTGCTAACTTTGATGCCATTGAAGAAGCTAGGCAAGACGCTAAAGATGCGGCTGCCAGAAAAAAGATTAGCGATATGGGTTACGCTAGTGGCGGCAAGGTTTCTTCTGCGTCAAAACGTGCTGACGGTATTGCAACTAAAGGCAAGACTAAGGGCACAATGATTGCAATGCGTAACGGTGGTAAGTGCTGACATGGCAACCTTAAAACCCGCAGTTAGCGTAGTTAAGTCTTTAAAGAAGGCTGGCTTCTATGGAGCAAGCAAACCCAAGCGTTTGGGTATTATTAATAAAGTCACAACTAAGCCGCAGCGGATAGAGATGGTTGACAAATTGTTTTTAGCCAAGAAAGCTAAAGGTAAAGCAAAATGATGACAAGCCGTGGCATGGGAGCTATTGCAAAATCTAAAATGCCAAATGGCATAAAGAAGTCACGTTACGCTGGCGGCGGGAAACTTCCTGCTGCTTTCATTAATGGTGACGAATTTGTAGATGCAGCCAAACGCTACGGTTTAAACGATTTGGATGAAAGAATCCTTAACAAAATTGTTAATCTTGTAAATCAAGGTGAAACAGTGGATTCGGCAGCAAAGAAAGTGGCAGGCAAAGAATGATGGCAAGCCGTGGAATGGGGGCAATGTCCCCTAGTAAAATGCCCAAAGGTGTGCGTAAAGCTCGCCGTGACGACACTGACTTCACGCAGTATGCTGAAGGTGGTAAAGTCAATGCTGCCGGTAATTACACCAAGCCTGATCTACGTAAGCGGATTGTGGCCCAAGTAAAGGCCGCAGCAACTCAGGGCACTGGAGCGGGCCAATGGTCAGCCCGTAAAGCGCAGCTTGTTGCTAAGAAGTACAAGGAAGCCGGTGGAGGGTACAGAGATTGAAAGCTCCTCAGAAATCGCTCAAAGACTGGGGCGACCAGAAGTGGCGCACTAAGTCTGGTAAACCGTCAAGCAAGACGGGTGAGCGATATTTGCCTGAAGCAGCAATTAAATCTTTATCCCCAAAAGAGTATGCGGCTACGACTAAAGCCAAACGTGCTGGTAAAGCCGCTGGCAAACAGTTTGTAGCCCAACCTAAAACGATTGCAAAGAAAACGGCAGGATTTAGATGACCACAACTGGCTCAACCCTATTCAACATGGACTTCACGGAGATTGCCGAGGAAGCGTGGGAGCGAGCCGGTCGTGAAATGCGTTCAGGCTATGACCTCAGAACCGCCCGTCGCTCCATGAACCTAATGACTATCGAGTGGCAGTCTAAAGGTATCAACATGTGGACAATGGAGCAGGGGTTTATTAACTTAATCCCGGGTTTAAACACCTATGCATTGCCTAAAGACACCATTGATTTGTTGGAGCAGGTAATCCGTACAGGCTCAAACACAGCTTCTACTCAGGCAGACCTGACAATCTCGCGTATTAGTGTTTCTACTTACGCCACCATTCCAAATAAACTTCAGCAAGCTCGCCCAATTCAGGTTTGGATTCAGCGTTTGTCTGGAGAAACCAACCCGACAAATTCAGTTCTGGTTGGGGCAATAAGTTCTACAGATACAACAATTACGCTAAGCACCATTGTTGGTTTGGCCGGTTCAGGCTTTATCCGTATTGGTACTGAAGACATTTACTACACATACGTATCAGGCAACGTGCTTGGTGGCGTGTTCCGTGGACAGAACAATACAACCGCAGCAGCCCATAGCGATGGCGATGCTATCTTTGTGCCTCAGCTTCCGGCAGTGACTGTATGGCCTACGCCAGATAACTCTACACCCTATCAATTCGTGTACTGGAGACTGCGCAGGGTGCAGGATGCTGGTGCTGGTATTGAGACAGCAGACATGAACTTCCGCTTCCTGCCCTGTTTGGTGGCTGGGTTGGCTTATCACATCGCAGTTAAAGTGCCTGAGTTAATGCCTCGCATACAGATGCTCAAGCAGATGTATGACGAAACATTTGAGATTGCTGCCGGTGAAGACCGTGAGAAAGCCCCGGCAAGGTTTGTCCCCCGTCAGATGTATATTGGTAATACATAATGGGAAATAGATTTGCATCCGGCAAGAAAGCGATTGCTGAATGTGATCGCTGCGGCCAGCAGTTTAAACTTAAGTATCTCAAGACCGAGATCATTAAGCAGCGTAAGTACGAGCTGCTGGTTTGCCCAGAATGCTGGGATCCAGACCAACCGCAGTTGATGCTAGGAACATTCCCGGTGGAAGACCCGCAGGCTTTGCGTAATCCCCGTAAAGATACAACCTACGTAACTTCTGGTGTAAACGTAAACGGAAACCCATCGGGCGGTTCACGGGACATTCAGTGGGGATGGTATCCAGTTGGCGGTGGCAGTTTAAATGATGTAGGACTCACACCAAACTACTTGGTGGCAACGACATTTGTTGGTACAGTATCAATATCTTAAGGAGTTAATTATGGCATTCACACGATCAGCAGACGGCATTGCTAAAAAAGGTAAGACCGAAGGCAAAAACTACGGCGATAGCGGCCCTATTGCTAAAATGACGCATGGCGGTAAAAAGACTAAAGGCGTAACTGGTGAAGCTATGCGTGCAGTTGGTCGCAACATGGCCCGCGCAAACAACCAAAAGCGAGGCTAATCATGGCTAAATTCAGCAAAAAGATAATGGGCAAAGAAGTTGGCGATGCCTCCGTCTATGCCGTACCACACACCATGACTGGTAAAGTTGTTAAAGCTTCTACCAATCCCGGCAAAGAACCTAATCGTAGCAAGCTAGATACATACGACATGAGCGTTGGTGCTGTTAGCAAGTCTGCTGGTGAAAAACCAACTAAGACTAGCGGCATTAAAGTTCGCGGTACTGGCGCAGCTACTAAAGGTTTGATGGCACGCGGCCCCATGGCTTGAGGAACACATGAACTACACCGAGCTTGTCACGCAGGTAAACGATTACTGCGAGAACTCTTTCCCAACTGACAATATGAATACGTTCATACGTCAGGCGGAGCAGCGCATCTATAACACCGCGCAGCCAGCAAACTTGCGGAAGAACGTGACAGGCACAATTACCTCGACCAACAAGTACTTGTCTGCCCCAGAGGATTTTCTCTCTGTATATAGCCTTGCCGTATACCCACAGAACACTACAACTGCTACCGGCACTGCCGGATCTAAGTCAATTGTGGTGGCATCTACTACAGGTATTGCAGTGGGTCAGCAAGTTACCGGTTCAGGTATTGGCACTAACGCTCAGGTAAGAAGTATCAGTGGAACCACGATCTACTTGACTGAGAACAACGCTACAACGATTGCAAACTCAGTGACCTTTCAAGGTGACTACCTGTACTTGTTGAACAAGGATGTGAACTTCATCCGCTCTGCGTATCCACTGTCTGCTTATGTGGCTGAGCCTAAGCACTACGCACTGTTTGGCCCAACGGTCACCGGCGGTGTAGTTACAAACGAGCTGTCGTTCATTGTTGGCCCAACGCCCAATGCAACTTACGTTGCAGAGCTGCATTATTACTACTACCCAGAGTCCATCGTCACTGCTGGCACTACTTGGCTGGGTGATAACTTTGATTCTGTACTTTTGTACGGCACAATCTGCGAAGCTCTTGTTTATATGAAGGGTGAGGCAGATATGATTGGCTTGG